TTCTCACAATACTCACAGATCTTATCAAGCCACTTGTTCCATTCCTTCTTGTTCAGCTTGTATAAAGCCTGTGATTCCATTGCATCGGTAAAGAATTCAACTCCGACCTTGTACACTCTGCCGTCATGAACAACAGACTTGAAGTCCTTTTCCGGCAGTGCTATTGTAGATGAAACCTTCATGCAGCTGTCTTCAAACTCAAGAATATCATCAAGCACAGATTCTTCAAACACAAGATCACCATGCATCAGGACAATATCCTCATCCCTAAGATAGTCTTTTGCACAGTAGATAGAATATATGTAATTTGTTTCCGCATAAAGCGGGTTGTTTACAAAGGTGAAATGCAAAGGTAGATTCAAAGAGTGACAGTAATTGACCAAAATCTCGTCAAAATAACCTGTGGTCATGACTACTTCTTCGATACCGGCTTTTGCCAATAAACGAAGCTGACGGCTCAAAATCGTATCTTTTGCGGAAATTTCAGTCATGCACTTCGGATGCTCCGAAGTAAGGACTCCCATACGGTGTCCAAGGCCTGAATTAAGAATCAATGCTTTCATCGATTTACGTCTCCTTAAATTATTGGATTACAAAACAGACCGTTAAATCACAACGGCCTGTATAGTATAGCACATAAAAGACGATAAATCAACCCTTTCATAGAAAATTTACAAATTTCCTCTTGAAAATCACCATAAGTTGATTTATAATATATTCATCTCGGATTTTTCGGGAAAAGTCAATCCGGAATCGAGTATGATAAACGGACGGAGGCCAATATGGGAATCGGAACAAATATAAAGAAGAGAAGATTTGAACTTAAAATGTCACAGCAAGACCTGGCAACAGCAATGGGATACACATCAAAATCAACTATCGCAAAAATAGAATCCGGAGAAAACGGTGTGTCCTCAAAGAAACTCTCACTGTTTGCAAAGGCACTGAACACCACAGTAGAAGAGCTTGTGGCGGGAGCATCGGTTGCACCTATACCGTATGAAGCACCTGCCGTTTCAGATGGGCATAAAAACATAGCGGTCATTCTTGCCGGAGGCAAGTCAACTAGGAATCAGCAGAATATCCCAAACCAGTTTATTTCCGTTTTTGGAAAACCCATCATCATTTATTCAATGGAAGCATACCAAAAACATCCAGCTATCAGCGATATATATGTTGTATGTATTAAAGGTTGGGAAGATATTGTACATTCTTATGCACAACAATTCGGCATCACCAAATTAAAAAAAGTACTCCCATCCGGAGAAACGGGAATACTGTCGGTTAAAAGTGCTGTTGATTATTTGGATGGTATATGCAAAGAAAGCGATACTATAATCTTTCAGGAATCAACAAGACCTTTAGTAACAGAAGAAAACATATCCCGGCTTCTTCTTGAATACTCAGAAAAAGGGTCAGCAGCAACTTGTGGCTCTATGTCCGAGCATCTGCAATTCTTTGTCAAAGACAGTACAATAAGATATATAGATCGAAATTATCTGATTGAAACACAATCGCCTGAAGCTTATCGGTATGGAGATCTTGCTTCATTATTTAAAAAGGCAGAAAAGAACAAGCATAGATTTACTGAAAGCTGCTGCAGTATGTTTATGTTCAATCTTGGCATGAAACCTAACTTCTTTGAGGGTAACCTAAGTAATATCAAAATAATCCGAGCCGAAGATATTGCCCTTTTCACGGCATACATTAAGCAACAATAAGGCAAAAAGAAAAGACCCAGCTTGCATTCCATCATTGGTGTGGATTGCAAGCTGGGTCAAAATTCTTTTAAGCTGCATCTTCTATCTCAATCTCAATCCGTCCGTCATTAAAAAGCACCACCTTTTTAATCTGTTCAAAAGTCCTCTCCGTGACCGCTTCCACACCATTCCACTTAATGCCCAAGTGTTCTGAAAGGGCTTTAAACAGGTCTTCCTCGGAAATCACATCGTTTTTGCAGCTCTTGCTGTCTTTCATTCTGCCTTTACATTTCCAGACTTTCTGCTGTTCTCCTCGATAGCAGATGGTTCTGCGGGTCAGTGGCATTCCGCAATCTCCGCAGAAAAGTTTACCGTGCATGAAGTGTTCCCTTGAAGATGAGTACACACCGTTTGCTTTTCTCTCTTTTTCCAGTTTGAGCCTTGCCTGAACGGTTTCCCACATCTCACGGCCAATGATGCCTTCGTGATCGTTTTCGATGTAGTAACTTGCGTATTCTCCACCCGGCACAGGCTTCTTTGTCCGATAATCGGTGTGCGGTTCTTTTTGAAGTCTACGGTCACCGACGTACATCTCATTGCTCAAAATATAATAGATGGTCGAGGGGTTATAAGAATTTTTGCTTCTCAGTCGCTTGGCTCCCCGTTTATTCAATAGCTTTATGATGTCCTTGACCGGCTTCCCGGCAGCGTACTCCGTGAAGACAAGCTTTGGAATCCATGCCTGAGAATTAGGTTCCAACGTACCGTCCACTTCATCATAGCCAACGACTCGGTTGTTACCGATGTGCCTGATGCCCTGCTCTGCCAGCCTTTTGTATGCCCACTTGACGTTATCGGAAATGGAGCGAGACTGTTCTTCCGCAACCGCTGACATGAAGTTAAAGACCACTTCGGCTTGAGCATCGAAGGAGGAAAGGTTCTCTTTTAAGAATTTGACCTCGACCACCGATGCTTTGAGCATGTGAACATACTCCTGAACTTCCGCACTGCTTCTGCCAAAACGGGAAATCGACTTGCAGAGGATGATGTCGATTTTGCCGTCCAGAGCATCCTGAATCATTCGCATGAACTCCGGACGCTTCTCCGCCATGAGACCCGTTTTCCCCTCATCCGCATAGATGCCCATGTACTCCCAGCCATTTATGCTTCGTATGTAGGTATCGAAAAACTCCTTCTGGGAAGTAAAGGATTCTTCCTGCTCTTCCTGCAGAGTACTGACACGGACATAAGCCGCCACTTTTTTCTTGTGTTCTTGAAATGCTTTTGAAATTTTATTTATTTTCACGTTTCTCACCGTCCTTTACATAGGGAATCTGAAATTCTTCATCGGGTTCCGGCATCTTGATCAGCAGGTTACCGATAAAACGCTGTCTTGCTTCCAATCCTCTGAAAGAGGAAGTGGCTGACTTTCGTTCAAGGAGGAATCCGCCGAACCGAATCTTACCTTTGACGATCTCCCCGATTTCTGGATATGGGTGAAAGAAAACCGATTCGTATTGAATTGGAACGGTCGTTTTTGTTTCGTCTTTCCATGTGACTTCCATCTCATTCCATGTCGGGAAGGTGATGCTCTCGACCAAAAGGCGAATAGTGCTGAACATGATGCTGTCGTCCGATTCTTTCAACTCTTTGCGGATCGCAGTCAGTTTCTCCTGCATCCGCCAGTCCTGTTTTGCTACAGGGATTTTTCTGATGGCTTCCGCAAGGGCTTTGTCAATTACAGATTCAAAAACCATGTACGGTGGGCAGGAGCTTCTGTCTCCCTGACGCTCGGCTTCTCCGTGACCGGAACATACCCACACCTTCGGTGATTTTGCGGAGTGCAGGCGGCAGGAAACCATCGGCGCACCACAGAACGGACAAACAAGGTAGCCGCTGTAAGGGAACTGAATGTACCCCCGTCTGGAGTCACGCAGTTGTAGAATTCTTCGCACCTCTTGGTGATCTTCTCGGCTGATGATTGGGTCGTGATGATCTTTGAGGTAATACTGCGGAACAAGCAGGTCGTTGTTTGTCTGGCTTTTATGGTTCAGGTGGTCAACCGTGTAGCTTTTTTGCATCAGGACATCACCGATGTATTTCTCGTTCTTTATCATGCTGAGAATAGTCGAACAAGTCCACTCTGTTACTTTACCCGACCTTGTAGGAATGAACTCATGATTCAGATAATCCGCAACCTGTGTCGGTGTATACCCGTCGATCAGCAGGGAGAAAATAAGCCGCACAATCTGTGCTTCTTCTGGCACGATTTCCCAGTTTCCATCCTTATCTACGCTGTAGCCGTAGGCTTTGGTTTTCATGGGAATACCGAGCTTGAAGCGGTTTCTGATTGCGGTCTTTAAGGATTCGGAAATCTCATGAGATTCTTCCTGGTTGAAGGCTGCGTACACCGTCAGAAGAAGTTCCGAGGTCATGCTCAAAGTGTTTATGTTTTCTTCATCAAAATAGAAGCCGACCCCGATGTCACGCATCATTCTGGTGTACTCCAGCATGTCCCTTGTGTTTCTCGCCACACGGGAAACCGACTTTGTCAGAATCAGGTCGATCTTTCCGGCTTTCGCATCTTCAATCATTCTAAGGAAGCCTGACCTGCCCTTTACCATCGTTCCTGTTTTACCCCTGTCGGAATAAATCTCAACAATTTCCCATTCGGGATGCTCCGAGATGGTCTTTTCAAAGGCTTCCATCTGAAGTTCAATACTGCTTTCCTGAATCTCCATTTCCGTGGAAACTCGGCAGTAAGCCGCTACACGGAGTTTTGCGGTTTCCGCAACCGTACTCTTTTTCCTTGAAATAATCTTGAGGCCTTCTGTCATGGCAGAATCTTCTACCATTCCGTTTTTTCTTACAGCCGTTGACATTGCCATTGTCATGATTTCTTGCTCCTTCCTCTTTTTCTGCCGGTCATCAACTTCTGGACATGTTCAAACTGTTCTCTGCTGATAATCGCCGGATGATGGTCTTCTAAGTAATACTGGTTCCTAATGCCGTTGTTTTTCACGGGCTTTCCGCTCAAATAATCTGCTACCACTGTTTTGTTCGTCAAAATGTCGCCCACATAAGCAATGTTTCGAAGCATCCCGCACACCTTGCCGGAATACCACACAAATTCGCTTCCTTTTTCACGCTCAATCTCGTTCATCTTTTGAGCGACAGAGTAGGAAGTTCCGCCTGCTTCAATCATGTCAAACATCATGCGGACGTGTTCCGCTTCTTCCTTGTGGATGATCCATTTATGTCTTTCAACTTCCTGCGGGGCTTTTCGGTAGCCGTAGCAGGCTTTGTAGACCGGTTTTCCGATGGCGGCACTGGCATCCACCGACCAGCGGATCGCCTGACTCTGCACGTTGCTTTGCTGTTGAGCGAAGCTTGCGAGAAGCTTCAACACCAGCCGTAGTCTTTCATCATTGCTTTTGATCTGCTCTTTTTCAAAAATTACGTAGACACCGTTTTCGTGCAGGGTGTCCAAAAGTTTCTGACACTCGGAGGCATTTCGTGCGATTCGGGAAATGGATTTTGTGTAGATCACATCGACCTTTCCGTCCTTACAGTCCTGAATCAGCCTTTGAAGTTCCGGTCTGCTTTCCATGCGAAGTCCGGAAAGTCCGTGGTCTCCGTAAATGTCTACCAGCGTCAACATCGGATTCGTTTCAATAAATGTTTTGTAGTACGTCACCTGACTTTCAAAAGAAAAATCCTGTTCTTCCAACAAGGTACTGACCCGGCAGTATGCCGCTGCCCGCAGTACCTTTTTCTTTTCGTTTTCGTCATCCGCTTTTACATTGTGCGTGGTGACGATGATCTGTTTTTTTACTCTTGCCATCTGTGAACCTCTCTTTGCTCTTATTTTTGGGTAAAAAATTACCCGGCTCTTTTTCAGAGACCGGGTGATCGGTGGAATGCCTGCATTCTTCTATGTTGTTTTGTACGTGGCCGTTTCAATTGTCGGAGCATGGTTTTCGACTCCTTTCGCTGGATTTGCCCTGGCTTCAAGGCATGATCATTGATCACTCGAATAGTAATTAAAGTCAAGTTGTTTCGGCAAATCAAATTGATAAATAATTGTGTCTGACTGCATCTTTGACTATACCCAGTTTATCCCATACAAAAGTATCTGCAAGTACCATTCCCGGCAAAACGGACATTTTTCACCTGAATCAAAAAATAAAAAAAAGCCGGTCACAGAACAACCACAAAAGGGCTGCTCCGCAACCGGCTAAACACAGATGGCATTATTCAATTGTTATCTCACACGAATCTTCTGTCCCGGATAAATCAGATCCGGATTTGCGATACCGTTAACCTCGGCAAGGTGCTGGTAGGTCGTGCCGTACTTCGCCGCAATAGCAGAAAGCGTATCACCGGATTTCACCGTGTAGTATTCTGCGGAAGATGCACCGCAGAGTTCGTTGACTCTGTTCTGCACAGCGTTATAATCATAACCGGCTGCCGTCAGACGGTTTTTGCGGTCGTCACCGTTGCCCCACTTGCCTTCAAGGACTTCATGGGCAAGGGTGTCCACGGACTTATCTCCGCTTGGCACAGGAGCCGGTGTGGGCTTACTGCCGCCCTTCGGATTGGCGTACTTGCCCCAGGCTTCCGCGTCCATATAGGCTTTATCCAAGTCGAGCCATCCGGAATAACCGGAAAGTTGGCCGTGAGAACTGTACTGACGAATCGCGCAGTCGTAGGCTCCCTCGTTCCACGGATTTTCCTGATAGCCGGTGGGATCGTTGTCCGCATACTGGGCAATCCACATACCATAGTCACCGATGCCGTCAAAACGGCTTCTGAATGCTGCGGAACAATACAAGAGCGGACGAACTCCCGTCCTGCTGTACACACGGTCAAGCCAGGTCTTACACCAGTTGAAATCATTGACTCCGAAGGTCGGATTGTCCGTGCTTTCCCAGTCAAGCACCAGAATGGCATCGCCGATATAACCCTCAATATTTTTGAGGAAATAATCGGCTTCTGCGATGGCGTCCCCGCCTTCTGCGTAGTGATAAACACCTCGTAGTTTTCCTGCTCTCTTGCACTGCTGATAGAAATTATCGCAACAGGAATCCACAAGCCATGTTCCCTGCGTTGCTTTCATAATCACAAAATCGGCGGGAACAGCTGCTACATTCATTCCCTTCTGCCAACTGGAAATATCAATACCTTTTAAACTCATAGTCTTTTTACCTCACATCTTTCTGTTTTTCGAGCGGCAGTTCCTCCATCACTTTCTCATAAAGTGTTGCAGCGTTATGGTTGCCGCCCATCGCCTTGTAAGGCATAAACAATACCTGGAGCTGTTCCCGTTCCTCGTTGGTGGCATAGCCTTTTCTGAGATATGACTCACACAGTCGGCAGATACGGTCATGCAACAAACCCATCAGGGCATCCTGCACCAGCTCCACTTTCTTCATCTGTTTTTTGACACTTTTATAAATGGGAGCGAACAAAGCGATGATTACCGCAATGCCTCCTGCGATCTCAACGATCAAACGAAAATTCTCCATAGCGTTTTTTCTCCCTTTAAAAATTGAACGGCAGAAGTTTTACCCTCTGCCGTCTCTGAATCTATGGCTTATTCAGCCTTCTGTGCTGCCTGCTCTTTTGCTGCCTCAACTTCAGGAAGACCTGCAATTGAAGTGGCAATTGAGAGGATACCTGCCAGAACGGATGCGGATGCTACTGCAATCCAATTCACGTCGGAAAGCAAAGCCGCAGTACCGATGGTGGCAATGGCAGTCTGGCAGACAGTTTTCAGGGCACGAATGCCCGCTGCCTTGATCCACAACTTCATGGTTGCGTTCTTATCCATGGCTTTTCTCCTTTCCGCCCTCCAAAGAGAGCTGTGTAATATAAAAACAGAGGCTGTTACACCTCTGCTTCTAACGAGTTTCTACATATTATATTGGGTGCTAATTGCTGTACTTCATTTCCGGCGGACTATCCTGAACGATCAGGGTTTCCCCTGTGTCCTCCCGAACTTCCAGATGCCAGCCATCGGGAATGCCGAATGTTTGATCGTTCATCTTCTGCAGTACTGGCCTTGCGTCCATATACAGACAAAACGTAATCATCCAAAGGATGAAAAGAATAATTGCTGCTATTTTATATCTCATTTTTTCTACTCGCTTTCTTCCCAAAGCAATACACCATTGCGATGGATCTTTTTCACATATCCGCCCACAACATCTGCACCTTTTTGGAATGTACCGCTTCCGAGGTTGACATAAAACGGTGTTCCTGTTTGTGGGCAAATCGAACCACAGAGGTCATAAAGACCAATTTCTCCATCGGATTTGCGGTAGCAAGGAATGAAACTTCTCACCATCGTTCCGGTACTGTCAAAGAAGCGGAGATAATAAAATCTTCCATTAAAGAAGTAATCTGCTGTTCCCTGTGCATCGAATCTTGTTGCCAGGACATAATCCGTCATGGGACAACCGGCAAAGAAATTCGTCTGGCTGTTCAGGTAAGTATCTGAGCCGCCGTTTATCGTCAGTTTCAATCGTTGTTCATCGGCAACAGTCCCGACAATTTTTACATTACCTTCGTAGATTTTATCCAGAACCTGCTTTCCTTCTTCAAAGGTGATTGGTCTTCCGCCGTTTCCACAATAGACGTTCTGTCCAAAGATATGTCCATGCATCATTCGTCCGGCACCGGCAGTTGTGCTTGTATCCACACCGAAAGGATTGTTATTCAG